TTAAGCACCTTAATCGAATTAACCCTAACCGACTCTGTGGCGTTCACCTCTAATATAACTGAGTCTATTCTGTCCCCCGTAGAGCTTGACGCCCCCAGTGTCAGCGGAAGTATGGCGTTGTTGTATGTCTACGTTTGGTTAAACCAAGCCCGCCCAACTCCAACGTTAACGGTCATGCCGCTTGCCGCCTTAACCCTGAACGATGTTCCTATAGACATAAATATGCCGTCCTTCACTATTCCGTCAAATATAGATGACACCTGTATCGCGTCATACTTCCGGTCCCCGTTAACAGAGTTATAAAATCCGTATGTTACACTCAAATATATCACCTTCTTATTCTAGTATTGAAAAAGCCGGATAAACGCTAAGCCCGCTGGTGTCCTGTGAATGTATAAACTCGGTTATGCGGGCCTTAGCCGTTATGCCATATTTGTTCGAAACCTGAACGATATCTCCCATAAAAAAGTCCTCGTTGTACGTGTAAAGCTGTGAAGCGTCAAATTCCCCGTCAAAGGCTTTTGCTATGCCATATTCGTTAAGCGTTTCCAAGCCCCTTTGAACAAGGAGCTTTTTGTATTCGGCATCATTCAGATCAGGCCCTTCATCACGTTTGTGTGAAATATCGGAGGCTTCAATGTACATTTCTCTTCTTTCAAGCCCGCTGGCGGAGCCGGCCGGGGCAGTTACCGCCTTTGAACTCTCGTCTTTTTCCCCGGCCACCAGCACAACGTTTTTATATTCCTGCTTGGACTCAATGTAATTGCTGTTTATGAGATTGTCAAATTCCGGCGAAAATGTTACATATGGATTTTCACTTTGTGAATACGAACGATCCGCTCCGGCATAAAGCGAAAATACAAATCGTAAGCTGTCGTCAAAAGTAATTTTAAACCCAATCCCATTGCCCTGGCATAGGCCGGCAATAACGTCATATATGCTGTCCCCGTTGTATTCCGTTTCCTCCACAGTCAGCCTGGTAACATTCTTGTCAGACGAATCCCTGAATATAAAGTTTTCAATTCTTCTTTCGGCAATGGATGGGGATATAAAGCTGTCGTTTATCAGCTTTTTAATACAGTCCTGGAGATTACCGCTTATAACGGCCGAGGGCCAAACGATCCTTCGGTCGAGTATGCTTTCCAGCGACCGTCCTGTTATTTTAACATTGTCGCCCTCTTCAATATCGGTTTCAAGCTCTATGCTTTCTACAACCATAACATGCTCCGAATCTCTGTTAAACAAATAATATCCGTTCTTAACACTTTCCAATATGCCCGAGCCAGCCTTGGTATACAGTTCAAAATCGCCATACCCGCAGTAGCGGTCTGTCCATATAAAAGAAATAAATGTGTCCAAAACGCATATCATGTCAAATTTGTCGTTCATAACATATATTTCCATGGCTATATCCCCTCATAAACCAGTCTGTTTGATATTTCAAAAATCAGGTTTGATTCTCCGGCGTCGGCCTCAAAGGCAAAATAATTGTCTCCATGCTTAAGCTGAAACCATTCCGCGTTTGTTCCAATGCAGTTCAATATATTCGTCTTCTTTCCGCCTCTCAAAAGCGTAATGGATTTCCGCCCCTTGTATGTAACAATCGTTATCTCGTCTCCGTCTGTGATAACCGAGCCGGTCATAGCCTCAAGACGTTTCGTATTGATGGCAAAAGACCCTTTCGTAACTGTGTTGTATATCGTCAAATTCCGGACCTCGCCAACGGCGGCTATGTGTATGGTAATGCCGGTTTCGGCGTCTCCCTCATATGGAACGGGTATGGCCGTTTTTCTTAGAATGCGCCCCATTTCAATGAGCTTGCTTGTTATGTGCTCGTTGGAAAATGGAAACTCAAACATAGGAATAACGCCGCTGAACGCCGTTGTTTTTTCGTCTCCGTAAAAATATGGATCAGGGCATATAATTGAAATTTGACAGCTTTCATTTTGTGAAAATATATCCGGCTCATTGGACTCCACATATCCTTCGATCTCAGCCTTTCGGTTTTCGGTTTCAAACTCCAGCGTCACCTTCCTCTTAACAGGAAAATATGTATACGTCATAAGCCTCGTATCCTCAACTGTGTCGTTTGGCAAAAGCTCAAAACGAAAAACAATATTTCTTGCGCTTAGCCTTGATGAATTGTATGCCGCACCGTCTGAAAAGGAAATGTCAGTCATATTTATGTCTGCCTTTGCAGGCCCAATGCCGGTTATTTCCCGGACAATAATTCCCGTTTCCCAAGGATTTGCCAAGCTTAACGTCACGCTGTTGTTCAGATAATTAGTCGCTTTTATAGACTTAATCATGCTTTAGCATTCACCCCTTTCGCCATAGAAAACAGATTTTTCGTTTGTCTGTAAATATCAATTCTGGACAAAGATTTAGGCGAATAATTATTTTGTTCAAAATTGAATACCGACGTATGTTCCTCGTTTCCTGGCCGCCTTGAACGCGCGGAAGATTCCAAAAAGTCGGCGGATATAAAAGCGGCTCTATGATTAAACGTGTCAAGCTTAATTTTGTCGCCATTAATAAATAAGTCGCTTAGTCTTTTGGCCCCGTCTTCAACCTCCGTGAGATCAAGCACCGGACGTATTGCCGGCTGAAAGTCCATTTTATCGTCAAGAGCGCTTGAAATTTTCATTATAACGTAGTTAAGACCATCTATAGCGCTTCGCCCAACATTTGCAGCCGCGCTTATAACCCTTCCGGTGTTTTGCGACAGTCCTTTAACCAGTCCGGCAATAGAGAACTCTCCTATTTTCTCAAACATTTTAGAAGGCGAAGCAATTCCCAGTTCCTGACAGGCCGCTAAATACGCTTCATAGGCCACTTGTCTTGCTATCTGCATAACATTGCTTTTTTCGTTTTCCATGCCGTTTATTATGCCCTCGCACATCATTATCGCAAGGTATCTTCCTTTTGACTCGGATACGTACTCGTTTATGCCTTCATAAACAATCCTTCCAGCCTCCATGGATTTTTCAGCTAAATCATCTCCTCCGTTTTCTATAGCAGCTCCGAGATTTGTAACAACCGCCGTTCCTATTTCAGTTGCCTATTCCCCGGTCGTTTCGTTTGTTTCTTCCATAGCCCCGCCAAGAACAATCGCGAGCGACTCCGCTCCCTCAACTCCGGACGAAGCGAAAGAGGCTATCAGCGTGTCCGCCGCGTCGTCGGGAAAGGAAAGATATTCGGCATAATTTTCATTAAACCGCTCTATTTCTTCGGCCGTCATGCTTAAAAACGCGTTTACGTATTCGGCTCCCGAAACGCCCATTTTCCCAAGAGCGTCGACTATTCCTTTGTTTAAGCCTGTATTCGCCAGCTGCTGTATGTTGCTTATCCAGTCCTTCGTGGATTGCAGAGCTGCCTCGAAATTAGAAAGAAGCGCCTGTGACGTAAGCCTCGATGAGGATCGAAAAGCCGCGTTGGCTCTCTGCATTTCCTCGCCGGTCATACTCATAAAGGCCCGCACATAGCCTGCGCCTGATGTTCCAAGCTCCTTCAGCTGTTCTATAATTCCGTTGGCAAAGCCTTTTTGTGAAAGCTGGTTTAAGCTGTCGTTCCATTCCTTTACGCCCGTAACCTGCGCTTCCATGCTGTCAAGTATCTGCTGCGTGGTTATCTCGTTTGAAAGAACGGCTGTGTTTTGAAAGTTTTCGTTGGCCAGCTCTATCTCCCTTTGTGTCATAGAAAGAAATGCCTCGACATACCCGGCTCCGGAGGTTCCCATTTCGGCCAGGCTGTCAAGCAAACCTCGGTCAAGCCCTTTTCCGGACAGCTTGTTTAAATTTTCCCTCCATTCGGAAATTCCCTCCAATTGGGTTTTCATATTGGAAAGAATACCTTCCGCCGTAACATCGGCGTCCTTTTCAAATTTTCCGAATATGTCTATTTCCTCGTCAAGCCCGGATTTCAGCAGTTCAACTCTGTTGTCAAGGCTCGCTTTAAGCGGATCTATAGACTCGCTTATGGTGTCGCTCAACGTGCTCCTGAACTCGGAATACGTTTCCTTCATATGCTCAACCATAGAATCTTCATCGGCTTTTATCGTTTCGTATGCATCGGAAATGGAATCCTTAAGCTTCTCAAGATTGTTTTCTATAGTCTTTACTTTCTTTTTGGACTCTTTTGTATTCTTCTTGCTCTGTTCCTCAAGCTGTTCCTGAAGCTCCGTTCTTTTTTCAATAAGCTCTTCTAATTTCTTCCGGTGCTTCTCTATGTTTTCAGTGTCCTTTTCGTATTGCTTAGACTCCCTGTATAAACTTCTTCCATAATCGTATATCAGCTTGTCGGCTTTTCTTATTCCGCCGGAGTCTTCAAATTCCTCCATAAGCTCGGCGTATGACTTTGCCAGCTTGTCGGCCGCTTCCGCGCCAAACAACGTGTCCTTCGATATGCTGTCGATGGACTCTCGCATAGGGTTTAACACGCCTGCTATCATGGCGTCGGTAACGGCTTCCTTAACCTTGGGCGTGGATTTTGTAATTCCCTCAATATAGCCTTCTGCCGTATATTCACCCAGTTCCTCGGTTTCTCCTGAAGGCGAATGAATGTCCAGCTCGCTTTTCATCGTGTTGAGAACAGTCGTCGCCAAATTTCTCGCTTTCGAAACAATATCAGGCATTTTGCTGGACACGCCGTTTACAAGCCCCGAAACAATATTTTGCCCCGCCAGTGTAATCTCGGCCTTCTTTTCATCAATGGCCAATATTATGCTTCCGGCTATATCCGTTCCGGCTTTCTTGACGTCGTTAGCTTTAGATTCAAGCCCGTTCTTAAATCCTCCTATAATTTCCCTGCCATTATCGGCGAAACTGAAATATGTATCGGCGATAGCTTTTTTAGCATTATCCAAGGCTTTTGCTATCTCTTCCGGCACCTTGTGAGAGTTGTCTTCAATGCCTTTGGCAAAATTGTCCGCTATCGATGTGCCGTAAGAATAAAACTTGTCATATAATTCCTGTCCGACAACATCAGTAACGGCATTAAAGCTATAATTAAACGCCGACCTGGCGCTGTCCTCCTGACTTTTCACCCCGGCAATAAACTGGGCGACGCATTCTCTTCCGGCGCCCGTAAAGTCCTTGTATCTGCTTTCGATGGCCGTAACCGCATGTTCGGCTATTCCAGCAAAGATTGGATATAAATTATTGGCTTTTTCTTTTGCCGACTCGGCAAACGCCGCAAGCATTTTGGAAGCGGCCTCGGCGGCCCGCGCTCCCGCGACGTCAAAGGCTTCTATAAACTTGTCAACGCCGCTTCTTCCCAAATCGCCAATTGCTTTCCCAAATGAGCTGGCGCCTGCTGTATCCAGCCCGGACAAACCTCTTATCATAGCGGCCAGTCCGTTCGTTTCCGTCGTAACAGCCGCTAAATGCGTCGGATCAACAGCTTCGATATAGCTGTAGTAAAGACTTAAACTGTACCCGAAGGAAGATAAGTCATAGCCAAATTTCGAAAGCGCTGTATTTCCGGATAATATTCCTCCCGATTCCTTTAGGCCATTTTGAATTTCAATCATGGCCTTTACAGCCGATGTAGTCGCCGTTAAAATATCCGGTTTAACGCCCTCCATATAAGCGGAATAACCGGCAAAGTTTTCTCCGAATGAAACAAGGTTTTCGCCAAATGTCGATAAGTCGTTGTCTCCGGTAAACCAGCTTACGGCCCCTCCGCTGTTTGGCAGCTTGTCCGAAAGCTCCGCCAACGTCAGCGCCGCGGCGGCGGAATTTTCAACGACTCCTTTGTCAAGCCCCGAAACACTTTCGGCGTATTCCTTTAGCTTTGGCCCAAAAGTTGCCAACTCGTTTGCAAAACTCGCGAGCGTGTTGTCGCCAATCCACTCGGCTAAAACGCCTCCGCTGTTGGGGAGCTTCCCCGCCATTTCAGCCATGGCCGACGCCGCGTTGGCCGAGTTAACAACCACATTGGAGTCCAGCCCCGATACGCTTTCGGCGTATTCCTTTAGCTTCGGCCCAAATAGTACAAGCTCTTCGGCAAAGGCCGATAAACTGTTTTCGCCGGCAAACCACCCGGCAAGTCCGCCGCTGTTTGGAAGTATCGCCGCCATTTCGGCAAGAGTTTTTGCCGCGTTGGCCGACGCCTGGACAACGTCTCCTTTAACCCCCTTAACAGATTCGTAGTATTGATTGAAATATGGCCCAAAGGCCGCAAGTTCCGAGCCAAATTCCGCCATTGACGCTTTGTCTCCGGTAAGCCATGACGTAAGCCCCTGTAAAACGTCCGCGGCGGTTAGTATAAGTATTGTTTCCGCAAGCGCCCTGACTCCCTCAAGGGAAGCGGCGTCAATTTTTCCGGCTCCTTCTATAAACGGCCGGATATTGTTCATAAAATTCGAAAGATCGGTTGCTATTTGTGGGAATTGCCCGGTAACGCCGCCAACAAGCCCGCCGATTATTCCGCCAATAAACGAGCCTATTGCGACTCCGACGTTTTCCAGCAGCTTGCCGCCTTCACCAATAAGCCAGTTCAGCCCTGGTATTTGCGCTAAAGCGCCGACAGCCGCCAAAACAAGCGCTATCTCTGCTATAATAAGACCCGCTCCAAGAACGCCAACCATTGCACCGGGAACTAAAGAGGCCACCGCATTTAATGCCAGCATAATAGCGGATATCAGTCCTATTCCCACAATGCCCTTCAGCAGAATGTCAACGTCTATTCCGCTTAATGCTTCCGTAACGCCGGAGAAAAACGCCATTATCACGCCAACTGCCGATTGTATCAGTTCCGGGAGCCTTCCGGCAATTCCGTCAAGAACTTTTATAAGAAACTGCATAAGCAGGTCCACAATTTTAGGCGTGTATTCCACAACCGAAGATAATACCGACGTCAGCAGAAAAAGCACCCCGTCTGCTATCTCGGGCACGCATTCTCTAAGAACGTCAATAAATGTAATCACAATGGCTTTGCACGCTTCTCCAATTGCCGGCGCTCCCTCCGCAATAACCTTGCAAAGCGCGATTATTCCTTCTCCGATTTTTTCCATAACCGCCGGTATAAGCGCCGCTATGCCTGTAATAATAACCGTTAACGATGCGACGACCGCAGTTGCTCCGGCCACCCCCGAAGCCGCCAGTGCTGCAAACCCAACGGCCAGCGCCGATAAACCGGCGGAAGCGGCTAAAAGCCCCGCGCCAATGCCAAGAATGCCAACCCCTATAAGAGCAAAAGAGCCTGCGAGACCTAAAATAGCCGGAACAAGGGGCGTCAAAACCGCTCCAGCTATTCCTATAACGGTAAAAGCTCCGGCAACAGCTATAAGCCCTTTGGCAATGTCCTCCCAGCCAAGCCTCCCCAGGGCGATAAGCGATGGCGTAAGCATGGCGATTGCTAATGAGGCGACAGTTAACGCCGCCGAGCCTGAAAGCGTTCCTTTCATAAGGTTGAGCGCAACCGCAAACTCCACAAGAGCCACACCGATAGTTATCAAAGCCTTTTCTATCTGTTCAGGCTCCATTTGGTTTATTCTTTGCATGACGTTGGCCAATATTTCAAGCGCCGCTCCAACGCCTATTAAGCCTAAACTAATCCCAATCATGTTTTTAGGCATAACTTTCGAAGAAACGGCTATAGAAGCTAAAACCCCTCCTATAACGGCGAGCCCTTTTGCTATGTCGTTCCATTGCGTGTCGTCAAGGCGGTTTATAACGTCAACGAACGTTTTCATGGCCTGTGCGATTATTAAAAGCGCCGCTCCTGTGGAAATAACATGCTTCGCGTTTCCAGTAGCTCTTGTAAAAACTGAAATTTCAGCCAACAGAGCGCCTATGGCCGTAAGACCCTTTCCAAGCTCTTCCCATCGCATTTGCGCAAAGGTCCCGCATACAACAGCCAAACGGCCAATAGCAACCGACAACACGACTATTCCGGCGGCGGTCGAAACCGCTTTGCCGCTGAACTTAGACATTCTTAAAAACAGCGCCACCTCGGCCAAAAGCACGCCAACGCCAGTTAGCCCCTTTGTTAGCTGCTCCCAGTCAAGCTCCGATAAATCCTCGCACACCGTAACCAAAATTTTTAAAGCCGCCGAAAATATAACCATTTGCGCGGCGCATTTTATAATGGCTTTTGTACCAGTTCCCATTATTTTTGCCGCGGCCACTACAATGGCCGTTAAACCGCCGATCCCAATCAAGCAATTTTCAATTTGATCCAAATCAAGATCGCCTATGGTTTTCAGAGCCCCTGCCAGTATAAAAACGGCGGCGGAAATGCCAAGCATTGCGAAAACGCTTTTGAAAACGCCTCTTATGATTCCGCTTATCTTTGAGAATACAGCCATAGAAGCCATTAAATCGGCAAATAAAACTGTCATTGCACCCAGCGAAGAATTTAGCTTGTCGCTGTCTATCAAAGATATAACAAGTATGGAAGCGGCCAATATCCCCATTGCGGACGCGATTTTGAGAAGCGCTCCCGCCTTTAGCTGCGTTTGATACGCTTCAAAGCAGCCTCTCACACTGTCAAGAATATCAGTAATTTGCTCCTTGAAATCTAATCCTTCGTCAACGGCTTTTTTAGCCGCGCTGAAAAATCTGTTGATCCCCAGCGCAATGCCGCCAATGGATAAGCCGTTCAACAGATCGATAAGTCCGCTAAAATCGGCGTTGCTAATTCCGTCTGTCAGTTTCCCGGCTAGTTTGCCAATCTCAGTTGTAATTCCTCCGGCAATTCTTTTAACGGCGTTCCAAATCGCTTCCAGTATACGAACAAAATTGCAGTTGGAGACGGATTCTCCCATTCCCTTGAAAATATCCAAAAGCCCGGCCTTCATTTCTCCGGCAACGCTTTTGACTTGCTCTATTCTCTTTTTTAATCCGTCAAGAATAGCGCCAAATCCCTCGAAAGCGGGAATTGAAATTTTTTCTTTTAAATTGCCTATAAATTCTTCAAACGAAGCCTTTACTTCCTCAAAGCCCGGTATGCCGAACTTTTCTTTAATGTTTCCGGCAAAATCCACAATTGCGTTTTTAGCCTTATTTATAAAGGTAATAATTCCTTGAACGGCCTTGTTAAAAATATCGCTTTCCTTTATGGCCTCGTCAAGTTTAACAAGCCATTGCCCAATCGCGCCAGTAACGCCTAAAAATCCTCCGCTTAAAGTGCCTAAAACGCCAAATGACGATGGAAGAAAATTAAACAGCGATGAAAAAGCCCGGCCCAATATATCCAAAACGGCAAATACGCCTTTAAATGTATTTTTAAGGTTTTCGGCTGTTTCTTTTCCCAGCTTGAGCTTTGACGTAAACTCTCTGAACCTTTCCGTTAGAATATAAAGCTGCTCTGCCGTTGCCGGCGGAAATATTTCGTTAAAGGCGTTTTTTATAGGAGAAACAACGCTTATAAGCCCCTCAAACGTATTCTTAAGTCCCTCTATAACGTTCTCACGTCCCGAGGCTCTGTTGATTTTTTCAGTAAACTCCTCAATGGAAACGCTTCCGTCTTTAACAGAAGCCTCCAGCTTTTCCAGCTCTTCCGCCTGCTTTCGCGTATATCCTGCCGCTTCAAGTTCTTCATCAGATAAGCCTCGCGTTTTGTCAGTAAGCCTCGTAAGCGATTCCGATAAAATATCAGAAGTCAGCCAGCCCTGTTTCAGTGTTTTCTCAAAATTTCCGCACTCTTTCAGCATATCCTCTATGGCGACTCCATGCTCCTTTGCCACAGATACAATTATATCCTCGTATGCCTTTGAGTCGCTTATGCCCTGATCAAGAAACTGCTTCCAGCCGGAACTAAGCCCCGCTTTAAGCAAATCGTTTCGTGCTTGGGACTGACTGTCTATAAATCCTCCCACAACGTTGCTTATGCCGGTCCAAAGCTCTTTTGCCTCGTTAAAATCGCCGAATAAGACCTCCCACGTCATGGCCCAGCCGGAACCAACAGCCTCTTTAAGAGTGTCCATTAACTGGCTGAACGTCTTAACATCTTGGGCCGCCGCAAACGCCTTTTTTCCTATTTCCGTTGTTTCGTCCGCATAATCTCTCAGCGTGTTTACCAAAACCTCAGTCGTCAGCCACTGGTGCTGCAAGCTGTCGTTAAAGGAGTGAGTCGCGTCAATGGCTTCTCCCATGGTAGACCCCATGTTGTTTTTCGTCAGCACCTTATACATTCCGCCTGATGTTCTGGCAACCGTTCCCGCCGCAACGGCGGCTTCAAGAAGCTGTGTTTTGAACTCCACAGTCGCCATGTTGGCATTTTCTATAGACTTCCAGTCTATAAGCTTAACATATCCCGCCGATAAAGCCTGCGCGAAATTATACATGGCTCTTGAAGCCTCGTTGGCGTTGGCCCCGGATACGGCCGCCGCGTTGGAAACACCCTGTATTGCCAAAACCGAATCCTTAAGGCTAACTCCGGCGTTGGTAAATTTTCCAATGTTGGAGGTCATGTCCGCAAAGGAATAAATGGTTTTGTCGGCGTATGTATTTAATTCGTCGAGATAGCCGTTTACTTCGCTCAAAGACGCCCCAGAGCCCATCATCATTGTTTGAATGGAGCCCATTTTAAGCACGTATTCCTTAAATCCGTCCACAATCGGATCAATGGCAAAAGTCTTAGCAAGCTGTTTTCCAGCGTTGATTACTGAATTTGTTATGTTTGCGAGAGCAGTTACAGCTATAACCTCTAAGGCGGAGAATTTCATGCGTACTGTTTCAACGGATTTAGTAAGCGGCGACATATCGCAGTCCTTTGCCGCCGCTCCAACATTCTCCAGCCCCTTTGACGCTCCGTCCATCTTCAGGCTTTGCTTGAGGTTTTCAAGCGTTGACAAACTGGTTTGAACGTTGCTTTCAAACTGGCGGTTATCAAACCGCATTTCAACAATTCTTTCGTCAATTTCTCGGCTCATAGCTTTGTAACCTCCCTCCATACGTCGTTTACCATTTTGTCAAAAACAGGCTGGATAACAGGATTGATATAATCTCGCCCCTGTACCCAGCCTCCGTTGCGCGTTCCATGCCCGTATTGCAGTATTATGGCTATCGGAACTCCATTTTGAATGTTTGAGTTGTAAAAAGAAATAACGGCGGTACCGTTTTTATTGCTTATGCTGTAGCGCCATGAAGCCGCCGTTTTCCCAGTGTCAACAGGCGTTGCGGCCGACAGGGCAAGAACTCCTTGCTTTCCATACTTGTCGAGAATCCCTAAATGCGCCGTTTCCCTTATACGCTCAAAGTATTTTGTCAGTTTTGAAAAATCTCCTTTTTGTCTGAAACTTATCATTTGGCATTCTCCTTCGGCAACCGATTATTTGCTCAAAACCGCGATGCTTCCTTTGCTTCCAATCTTGTAGCCTAAAGCCTCGGCCAAATCTCTAATCGAAATGAAATTCGTTCCGTCTTTAAGTATCCTTCTAACGGCCGTTTCTTTTCCGTCTATAATTATAGTGCTGTTTTCAATCATTTCGTCCTCCAGTCCTGCCTTAAACCTTTTCCACGCCGCTTCATCGTCAACAAACGGCTTGGGGCATATTTTCCCGTTAACATCATAGTGCCTTATAACATTCGCCAACGGAACGCCGTATTTTTCCATGAGAAGCCCTGTGATATCGGCGGCGTTTCTTAAAGTTTCCTCTGTAAAATCATAATTGCCGTTTCTCCTGGTGTCGCAAAGTTCGATGGATATGCTGTTATCGTTTGTGCATTTTCCGTAAAAGGAAGCTCCCCTGGTATTGGGATATTTTTTGCCGCCAACACTCCACGCCACAAAATCATCGGGAACGCTTTGGTATATAACATCGTCGTCCACAAAATAATGCGCCGATGCGTTAACCCTGTTTTTCGCAAAATATCTCGCGTTTGCCTCGGAAGTGTCCCCATCGTTGGCTGTGTAATGGATAACTATAAACTTGATGTTGCCGGTGCTTCTTTTTCCTCCGTAATTGTTGTTGTTCGCCAATTTCCTTTTTATAGCCACCATTATTTCTTCACCGCCTTGCTCACAGCGTTTTTCAGCGTGTCAAATCCGAACATGGCCGCATAGGCCACCATAAATCCAACAACAACCGCCGCCGCGCTGTGGTACCACTCCGCTGTGAGCTTGTAATAGCTCCAGCACGCCTTATACATCGAAAAAGTAAGCGCTTCCGATACAATAAGCGCCAAAAGCTGCGTTGGCATAAAATTGTATGTGGCTGTTTTAACAACCTCAACGATTATGTTGGTTATAACCGTCAAAATTCCTATAGCCGTAATAAGCCCTGATATATCAATAACGCCGTTCATTCCTTTAAATCATCTCCTTTTTCATTAAAGCCGCCACGAGGAGCTCCTGCCAGTCTGTCAAGCCTTATTTCACGCTTTTCGAAAAACGTTTCAAACAAAGCCTTCATAAAATACCCGGCCATAACGCCCACTATTACCTCCGCTATGGTGCTGGACAGTGACTCCGCGATCTGCTCCCTGCCCATAAACGCAAGAATATAAGACAGCTGTAAATCAAAAAGCGACACAATAAGAATTAAAGTAACCGCCTTTTTAGTAAAAGTAATAAGCCACTTTTCATACCATTTTTCCTGCTTAAAGCCCATGCTCCTATCCTTTCGTGTGAAGTCTCCTTCTCCGCGCGCTGTTAAGCGCCGAATTGTTTCTCATTATTTCTTTTTTGCTCATGGATTTTGATGGCCGGCTTTTTATGTCGCACACTCTTATAAGCGTAAGCAGCCGGTTGAGATGCCATTTCTGAAATTCGGGAGGTATGTTAAACGCTATAAGCCAGTAATATATAATCTCGCTGGTAATCTGCTCCCTTCCCAGCTTTCTTGTTTTTTCGTCAGAAAACCATGTCGCGGTCATAGGCGCGTCTATGTATTCCTGTATTTCCTTTATGTTTTTATTTGTCAAACGGCTGTAGACCGAATCATCTGTGTTTTGCGTAATTGTCATGCACCGTATATAGTCGATTAACTCCTCGTATGTTTTATCCTGTTTTGTCATAAAAGGCTTCCGCCATTTTTGTTCCCATTTTGAAACCGACACAAGAGAATGCTCCAACGTCAGCGTTTTCTCCGGTATATTAACAAACTCCTCCCGAAATTCGTCCCATTGCTCGGCGGACGGTATTGTTATTTTAAGCAATCTAATCAGCTCTTTCGGTTATTCGTTTTTCGGAAGTATTCCGTTTATAAATTCCGCCGCCAGTTCAGCGTTTTGGGCCAGCTCCATAAACAAAATCGAATATGCCTCTGTCTGTGAAAACGCCGTTGAAATTTCCTCTGATTTTATAAACCTTCTTCCGTCTGGGCTTTTCTCGCCGTACGCTTTAAACAATATTTCCTTGAACAGCTTTATTATCTCCGGCTGGTTTTTAGCGTCAATTATCTGCTTTATTTTCTCGTCAAAGCCTCCGTCGACGCTTAACTGCATTTCGGTAAGCTCCGCTTTTGTCAGATTGAAATAAAAATCCTCTTTCCTTTCCATTCCGTTGTAGTCTGTATAAGCGATAGTCTTTTTAACCATTTAATAATCTCCTTTCAAAAAAGAGGCGCAAATGGAAACCCAAATACGCCTCTTGCCGTTATTATCTATGTCGCTGCAATATCAGTTCGTTCCGTTAGGAAAAAGCGTGATCAGCTCGTCGGGAAGAGGAAGCCTTGCCTCATTTTCACCAGAACCGTAAAGAATGTCCTCAAAAGCGCTTAATTCCGTTGGATTGACCTTAGTGCTGTTTATAACAACCGAAGCCGCTGGCTTAAACCCGGTAACAATTACCGGCGTTGTTGAAACCTCCCATGAGAATGTAATCGCGTCAGGCGAGTCGTTTATTGTGGAATATGCCTTCTCCGACGGCGAGGCGGTTGCACCGTAAATAAGATGTATTTTATACCCATGGCTGTCGCCGTCAACATCGTTTCCGATTTTTGTAACATATGATAATCCAAAAATAGAGCGGGTCTGCTGTCCAATGCTTACCCCCACTGTAATCTCCGCCGAGCCATCGCATTTTCCAAATTCATCGGGATATGTGTAGGCTTCAATCGTTGCGCCAAACTCCTCCGCCGAGATAAGGTTAAGATACTTTATGTTGTCCGCGTAAAGCGGTGAAGGCTCCGCTCCCGACGGGCTCTCTGTCACCCCTGTAAGCCCGTTCCACGCAACACCTTTCGGATATATTCCGTTTTCGGCTATGTATAACACTCCTTTTTCAACGCCGCTTTCATACAAGCGCTCTCCTGTACTGTCCCATGTAAGTCTGGCCATATTCGTATTCCTCCTTAATAGTAGATTAAAAATATATCGTGGTTTAAATTGTCATGCACAAAATGTCTGCTGTACCGGCAGCTTTCAAGCCGCGAAACCTTGTAAACTATTTCGCTGTCCGGATTTTTGTCTATAACCGCCACTTCGTATAAGGTAAGCTGCTTGTATACGCCGTTGTCCGCAAACGTGTTGTCTATGTCAAATTTTGAATATACAATAGCCGGGTAATTCATCTTAACCGACTCCGGCGGCTGGTAATATACGTTGCCGCTTCCGAGAATGCCGCAGAGAATTTTGTGCAGCTCAGCCCTTTTGCTCATTGTATACCTCACCAATGCTTATAATAAGCCTCGGATACTGTGCCTCAACGCTTGCAATTTTCCATTTCGCCCCCATAAACACAACATACCTCATGGCATGAAAGTTTTCATATGCGTATGGATCAGATACAATGCTTATCTCATTGTTTATAACAATATTGTCGTTGAGATTATCCGAGGCTTGAAGCCTTCTTGAACTTCTTATTAAATCGCCAAAATATTCCCGTTCGGTAATTTCTTCCTCCCAAACGCCCGGCGACGTTTCTTTTGTTTCCGCATACCCTATAGCTCCGTAAAATTTAGCCATTTTGAATTTTTCTCCGGTTATTCCGTTTCCTCTGTTCCTTCGCCTGGCGTAGTAACAGTGGCTTTCGTCATGTCCTCCTCAAGAGCAATCGCGGAGTAAATTCTCGTAAGGGCGCCGGAAATGCGTGTCTCAATCAAATATTTCTCCTGGTTGAAGTCGATGTCAAACTGGTTGAATCTTGTAATTTCGCCGCCCTTTGTGCAGCCGATCTGATAGTCGGAAAGATTTACAAATATGCCCAGCAGCTTCTTTTGCTTGTTGTCCTTAGTTGTTCTTGTTTTCCCTTCAAACTGCTCGGCAGTGTGTATTGCCCCAACATTAAGCGCAGCTGCCAAATCAGTCTTTGAATCATATATACGGCGGCCGTTCAAATCCCTGGCAAGCAGCATAACGTTGAGCAAATGCGGCGTGCAGTAGAAGTCCGGCGTTCCGCTTCCCTTATATCTCTCGCGGGAGTAAAGCGCCGCTGTTATAATGGCCTCGGCATACACATAATTCTCTCCGAAATTAGCTCCCGTATTTGTTCCCTGAAGCTCCCGTTTCGCGGCTGTGATATCCACGTCGGCATGTATGGTGTAAAGATCGTCGTCATGCCATATGGAACGGATATGATCCTCACTGATCTTCATGTCGTCTCCGTCCTCGCGCCCATCGCCAATCATTATGGCCGTCGCGATCTCCTCGTTAAGATTTTGCCGCATTATGCCATATTGGTATTCCACAACGTCGAAATCGGTTATGTCAATTATGTCGTCCCTGTGCAGCGCGTCCTTGCGGTAAACAGTCTGCGGATCGGTAGTCCTTTTAAGCAGCTTAATGTTTCCGGCAACCTGCTTCTTTTTGCCCTTCTGATAACCAAATGCCCTAAGGTCGGTTCCCGTTGCGTCGGCCTGGCGTGTGCGTATGCGGCTGATTGGGCTTTTGTGTGTTTTCTGCATAACGGTTGAAACCCAGCCCTGATCCCTCTGTATAAGCTCCGGCGCTCCAGGACGAACGTCCTTGTATTCCGGGAACAGCGATTCTATATCGTCAATTCCATGCGCCAAAACCCCCTTGTTGTTTTCGGCGTAAAGGCTTATTGCCGCCTGAAGGCTTCCAACGCTGTTGGATTTTGCCATGCTTATGATACCTTCCTGGTCGGCATGGCTGAGAAAGTCGTCCTGCTTTTCGTCGTTTTCGAATATGTTGTGTTTCATGTCGTTATCTCCTCCCTTAGGTTCGCTATTGTCTTTTTCGGTTTTATCGTCATCTTCAATGATTTGTCCTATCATGGCGTAAACAACATTTTTTTGTTTTTCGCTAAGCGTGTTAAAAACGTCTTCGATTGTTTCATCTTTATCATCGTCTTTCTTCTCTTCGCTCTTACCGCTTTCAGCTTTTTCTCCTTTATCTTCTTGTTTTGCGCTGTCGGCATGATAAAGGCTTATACCTTCGCCGGTATATATAACGGCCTCCTCGCTGGATTCCTCTCCATGGCTCATAATTGAGTCTATAAAGGCCCCGGGATTGGCTCCGGCCACAACAAGGCTCACCTCCCGTATTGCTCCATGTATAACATTGCCGCCCTCCTGCCGCAGTTGGTTTGCATAAATAGAAAGAGCCGATACGTCGCCATGCTCCACAAGCATTTTGGCGTTTCGGCCCGTTTCCGTTTCGTTAAATTTGCAGTAGGCATAAACTCCTTCGTTTCGGTTTTCCAGCATTGCGTGCCCCAGTATGTTTTCGGGAATATTGTGCTGGTGGTTCCAAACAAGGGGTATGGTTTGTCCGTCGCATTCCTTAAATGCGTCCTTCATAATTGTGCGGCCGTCGGAGCACTTGAGATTATTTCTCGTGGCCCAGCCGCTGAAATCATACTTCATTTTGAATTTACCTCCTTTGGTTTTTTATTGTCCTCCGTTAAACTGTGTGATAAAATCAAATGAAAAGGAGGATTGATAACATGTTTGTAATAAAATGTGAATGCGGGTGTACCTATTCCATAAAGGAAAGTCAGTTGGATTATCATACAAGCGAGGGAATCAGAACGTGCCCCGGCTGTAGAAAACCGCATAGCTTCGAAGGCGATTCAAAGCTTTCATCAATGTTTGGCGGATCCTTTGAAATTTACCGCATACCTGATGACAAGAAAGAGGAATTATTTCCATATCTTTAATCACCGTCATACATATCCTCGGCCGCTGATTTGTTTGGCGGCTGATTCATTGTCGCTTCAAGCGTAAGTTTTTGTTTTGTTAGTTCTTGCATAGTAATCATTAAGTCTTGCAATTGATCGCGAGCCTTACGCATCAGCTTATATACCTCTTCCTCTCCCGCAATTTTAAGCGTTATTTTAGGATTGTATTCAAATGTGTAATTGTATTCGCTAAACATGTACGACCTCCTTGGTATTGAAATTTTTGGCATTTTATTATTTCTGGCCGGCATTGCCCTTACGCCGATTGCCCATTGCCAGAAACCTTGGGCCTGCAACGCTCCCTTCGCCGGTAAACCGCTCCAACACTCTATTATTGGAATTGGAACAAATGGTCTGTATGGCTCCCTGGCCGTACTCGGGCATTTTTCATAATATGGGCATTCATTCGAGCATGGCTCTGCTTCTTCGGCATATTCGATATATTCCTCTAAATTTGTAAACTCTCCGTTAAGCAGGGCATAATGCCCGCTGTATAGCGAATTTAACCATTTTACTGTGCATACCCATTTTTCCTGTTCAGAAAGCTCCGGCACTTTTTTAGGATCAATAATATTTATCACCTTCGTTTCGGTTTGGATAAAATTAACTTTACATTGCTTCCGATGAAAATGAATTAATAATTCTTTTTGCCTCCTGTAAAGCAATTATAAGTCGGTTTGTTTTTTCAATGGTTTCGTCCAACTTTTCGTCTACATTTATAACAACGTCTATTTTCACTGGAACTTCCATAGTATGATCACCTCTCAAACTTTTGCTTGATTTTTTTGTTTATTGATGTATAGTGAAAGAAAATACACAAGAAAGAGGGGTAATATGAATAAAAAATCTAAGATTTATAAAGCGGAAAGCAGCCGCAAAAATAAATCTGAATTAGAAAAATACAAAAACTAATTCAGAAATTAGGTTACGCTCATTTCGATGACTAACCTGTCGCAAAACAGGAAAGAGCTATTTGGGAAAGGAGGGCTCTTGCTTGTTTTGTTTCTTCCTGTGCAATTTTCTTTCATGTTTCAAACGCTTTTCATGGCGTCTTCAACCAAATTAAAAATCTTTTTGGAGAAAATATAGATGAAGTAAAGCTCTTGATATCATCTTGCAAAATTTCTATAGTATCCCAGTCTGGGCCCGGCAAATCCACATCGACTAAATAGGTAGCCCCATCTTCCAAAATTTCCACAATGGTAGCAGTTCTTCCGTCTTTTAGAATAACCTTGCTGTATTGTTCTATAGTCATTTAGTTTCCTCTTTCTAAAAATAGTCGACCTTATCAGCAATTTCTTCCAACGATTTTCCGTCAAAGAATTTATCCGACATCAATTTATTTACATCAGAATATTCTTTTTCTTCATCGCCATACCACACATAAAAAGTTGGTATGGAATTATGAACTTCTGGCGAAATGCCCGATGGTTTGCCATTATAATAAAAACTCACATCATTATACTCATACGATATTTCTTGACGTAATTCATCTGCATTCATAATATGTCTTTATTCTCCTTTCGTTCATTTGAAGTAATTTCTCTCGGGCTTCTATCAATCATTTCACCATTTTCGTTCCATTCGTAATCGTGCGCATGTTCGCCATGCTCTCCAAAATCATGATACTTAGGACGGCCGTGATCTGAAGTATGTATCTCGTTTATTTTGTGCCCTAAATTATCATAAAAAACTCTAGCTTTAACATCGCCATTATCTGATAAATGGTCAACTACGGTGTTGGGTGTTCCATGTAGAGATGGACTTTTGTGCCCAGTTAATTTTATTGTATCACCTTTCCCGCTTTTCGCAACCTCTTTTTCACCGCCGCTTCCAATCGGATAAGGCGGCCCGTTCTTAACGCCCCATTTTTGTCCCTTTATGCCATGGTGCTCCAAATGGCTGTCGTCTTCATCTTCTTCCTTTTCCTTCGGCGCATTTTCCTCTCCCTTAGGCGCGCTTAAGTTCTTGTTTCTAAGCTCGTCGGCGCTCGGGTCCTTGGAAGGCTTCCAGCCTATGGCCTGCCTCATTTCGTTTGAAGTTGCAATCTCGTTTCTTGTAAACTTGTCGGCAATCTCCGCCAGCTCCGCAACGGGAACCAGCTTGAAAGGATCGCGGAAGAACATTATAGACTTCTTTTGGCTTCTCGCCGTTTTTGTGAGGAACTTTCGCTTCATCTCGTCAACTATGGCCGAAATAATAGGCTCAATCGTGCGGTTGTAATAGTTTAACATAGTTTTGTCGTCTGCTGTTCCATCTAATATGCTTTGAGTGATCCCCAACTGGCTGTAAAGCATACTCGTCAGGTATTCAATCTGCTTCATTAGATTGTTCTCAACAGGGCGGTTAAGCTGTGTTATTCTTTCCGTACCATCGGCATAGGCAATGCCGTATTTCGATCCCGCCAGCTGATCCTCCATTTCCCGTCTTCTGTTTTCCGCCTGCTGTCTTCTTGCCTCCGATTTGATAACATATGGAAGCTGTATAATCAAATCCAGCTTTCCGGAGCTGCTTTGCTCGTCCACCGCGTCCAAAAGGTTTAGCTTTCGTATAAGCCTTTGCATGGTGGAATTAGGCTCGTTTATAACGGCGTAAAGCGGATTTTCTATAATAGCCGCCACGCCTTTGGGCACAAGTATGTCCTCTTTGTTCCCTGTTTTTTCGTTATAAACCCTTGCTTTCACATGCTGCGGGTGCCATTCGATTATTTTTCCCGCCCTCATGGTGAGTATGTCATAGGAGCCTGTGACCTCGGGATTTAGGCTTGTGTCAATTGGTATAATGGCAACGCACCCTTCGTCCAGCATAGACATAACCACGTCCTGAATAAAGGCCCTTGCCGTTTGGTCTATATTGGCCTCCATTGTAAGGCAGTTGTTAAATCCGGACTCAACTATGGATAAAAATCTGTCGTTTTCATCAAGCTGAACATGCTGTATGTTTATTGCCGCCGCGTCCAGCGCAATTCGGTTATAAACCGACGTAACGATTGAACGCTCGTTTCCCCTTGTAAGCCTCGGCCTGTCCGGCCTGTAATAATACCCGGCTCCAATGTTCCCATAATACTTTGTTGGGTCTTTGTTCATAAAAGCGTTCCAAGCGTGCTTTAGCCTGGAACTGACTGATAACTCCATTTTGAATTATTCCTCCTTTCCCGCAAAAGAAAAGAGCCTTTGTAAGGCTCTAATCCTTTCGATTAAGATTTCTTTAAAAATTCAACGACTATTGCTGCCTCAGCTCCGTCAGATACAAGTCCATTTCTAACAAATTCCTCGCCTAGCTTGCCAAGGTCGTTAGCTGTTAAATTACGCGCCATTGCGTTCACACAACCGTCCTCTTCCCAAAGCTCAGTAATCTTTCCAGCCAAAAATCCGTCAGGTACATTTAAGTCCTTAATCAAATTTTTTGTAGCCGCAAATGACGCTGCCTTTGAAAATCCGTTTGTTCTTTGCGCAATCACGAGTAACGCGCCTCCTATAACGATCCCGCTTCCTATTGCGATTTTCTCCTTGTTATTTCTTATAAATGATTTCACTTTGCTAATACTCATTTCGTTTCCTCCTTTGAATTCTTTTTCATAAAAGAATATGCGTTTTTTGCGCTTGTTTCGCACAAAAAGTGCGGTATGCTGTAAACGCCGATTATAAGGAGGCATTTAACGAAATGATATAAATCGTCTTCTATTCAAACGCTTCTCTATTCAGCTTATAAGCCACATAAGCGTCCATCATGGCCGCAACCGCGTCGATTTTCTGATCGTACCGCCTTTTCAAGAGCTTCCTGTTTCCGTTTGTGTCCTCCATGGCAATGCAGTTGCCCATGGCAAAGGTCATCAGTTCTTCGTCAAACAAAAGCATTCTTTCCTCCGAAAGCTTTTTCAGCTCTCCCAGCGGCACAGACTCCGTCTTTGCCCCTTGAATAACCTTTTCAACGCCAAATGGCCCGTTTTCGGAAACCCATCTTTCAACAAAATCCTTTGCATTGTAAGGGTCATATCCAAAGCAGCGCACGTCATATCCGTACTTTACAATATGGTTGTCCAGGTCCTCATAAACCTGTATCATGTCCAGAACAGTTCCTTCCAAAACAATAAGACTTCCCTCAGCCATAAACTGATCGTATTTAATCCTCATAGCCGCCGGAAGCTTCATTAATGTCAGCGATGAAATATAGTTCCGCGTCTTAATGCCAAACTCGCCGTTTGCAAGTGGAAATAAAAATGTAAATGCACAAAAGTCGTCCCCCTGTGATAAGTCCGCCCCCAGCGCGCATGGCATTTGCCAGTAATTTCTTTTTCTGTGGGGCAGCGTTTCCTCGTATGTGAAGAAATATGTATATCCCTCCATCGGAATGCCAAAGCGCTTTGCGAGAATATCATTGCGCGTGGCAGGCGCTTTTTCGGCCCTTTCCACGTCAAGCTGATACGTTTCATAGCTAACTGTCTTTCCTATATTAGGATTGGCCTTTAACCAGAGATCGGGGTTTGGCACCTCGTCAACGGAGTCCAGTTTATAGTACCATATGGACACATGCGGATTTTCATAGTCGCCTTTCAGTATGTCCATAAGCTCCATTTTGATTGTATCTCCGCTGCCGTTGCGGACAGTTCCTTCCGAACTCATGGCCACTATCAGATAGTCGTCCACCTTTGAGGCTCCCTGTTCGATAGCGCCCACAACGTCTTCCCTTATGTCGCCGGAAAGCCATTCGTCAATGGTTGCCACCTTTGTTCTAAGCCCTTGCAGCTTGTTAATGCTCATGGGCCTTATTTCAAGCAGCGAGCCGGTTAAAAAGTTTTCAATTCCTTTCTTCGTAGAGGCCAGCTTCATTCGGTTTGCCTTTGAGCCTGTAGTGTTTTGTAAAGACCCTTCCGTAAGGAATTTAAACAGCGGCCCTCGTGAACGTGTTATTGACGTTTGAATTGGCGACAATACTTCCTCCGCCTGCTTCATTGTCGGCGCCGTTGTTATTTGATGTGTCGTGGTTGTGTCAACATTAAGGAAGTAGCTTTGAATGCATGAACCGTACATGGATTTTGCCGCGCCTCTTGCCACAATAAGATACTGCTTGTTCACAAGCCTTTTTTTAATCACTTTAGTCACATAATGTCCTCCATGCCCATCTGGGAAAGGCTCATAAACGCTTCTTTCGTCAAAGTAATACCAGCCAAAAATCTCCTCGGCCCAAAGCTTGAATGTGTCAAGAAGGTTGAGATCGGCTCCGTCTGTCAGTGTCAGTTCCCTCTCACAGTAATGTATAAACCCCTCAACAGCCTGATCGTCATAATAATATTCCTTGTTTGCAATAAGCGCGTCTATGCGGTTCATTTCCATTGAAATTTCCTTGCATATGGGTATTTCTCCCCTTATTACGGCGTCCCGAAACATGCCGTAATATTTTGGAACGGCGGTATTTGATAACGCCATATCTCATCTCCTCCTTATTTCTTTTTGTTAGGGTTAGCCGCAATATAGCTTGCCGCTTCCTTGATGCTGAACTCCTTTGTCATGGCCACTTTTACGCCATAGGAAACCGCGCCGGCGGCGGCAACTGTAAGCGCTTTCTTTCCGGCTGAAGCCATAACGTCTGAAACAAATTTTTTCCCTGGAGCAATATCCGAGTATGTAAGCTCTTTAAATTCCTTTTCCAGCTTCAGTCGCTTTACCTTTTTTTCAAGATCAACGTCGGAAAGAGTACGCCTGTTCTTAACGGCGGCTTTTCTGCTTGTTTTCTCCTTTCTGTCCGCGGCTTTTTTATAACTGCCGCTTTGCCGTCCAAGCTGTGCCGGAGTTCTTCTTATCCCCCATTTCATGCCTTTGATTCCATGATGCTTTAAAGCAATATTATCCATTTTGATTTTCCTCCCTTCTTCCGCAGTCAGCTTCAACATTAATTCTCCATTCCAGCTCTCCAAGAGTTCTGTTTATCGACTCTATAACCGCCGAGTTAAGCGGAGGATCGAAAAGAAGCTTTACCTTCAAATGTACGTAGGATTTAATAAACTCCAGCTTGCCTCCTGCCGGTATAAAGTCTGTCCAAATGGTGTCCTCGTCTTGTATCGAAAACCCTTCTGCCGGCCCGACTCCCAGCTGTGTTAAAATAGAAAACGCGGAATTGATGTGTATAATCAAATCCGCGTCAAAGTGTTCATATTCCTCCGCAATCCCCAACAGCTTTTTTATTGATGTAAGTATGCTTTCCATGTCCTTTCTGTTTTTCACCCCGCTTTGTTATTTTAAAATATCCAAATAAAAATCAAGTCTGCCATTTATATACATGGCAAACAATTTTTCCATTGCACAAATATTGTTTCTCGAATAATATTCGTCAAACGCCTTATAGTATTCCATGCGGTCAGTAAATTTTATGTCTATTGGCGGATAACCGGCTTTCATTAATTCCAAATTAACAAGAAGTCTTCCCGTTCTTCCATTTCCGTCAATAAACGGGTGAACGCCCTCGAAATCTGCATGAAAACGAGCCAGCCTTTTAACAATATGCCCTGTGCTTTTTTTATAATCCAAAAGAAGCTGTTCCATTTTGGGCTGAATCATATATGGCTGTACAGGATCGTTTGAGGCCCCCATAATTTTGACGGGAACCTTCCGGTAAACGCCGCGGTCTTCTCTTTTCCCCGAAAGCACAAGATAGTGAATCTGCTTTATAACACTTTCTGAAATTTCGGTGTTTTCCTTCACCAAATCGCCCACAAATTCGAACGCTTCTTTGTGGCCAACCGCTTCCATGTGTTCTTTCAGCGGCTTCTTGTCAATGGTTAGTCCGCGCAGAACCATGTCCGTTTCTCTTAATGTAAGAGTGTTTCCCTCAATGGCGTTGGAATTATAAGTATACTCAACGACGAACTCCTCCGAAAGTCTTTCCGCTTCTCCGGCAGTTAATGGCCTTTTCTTGTCCAGCTCGCGTTTCTTTTTATCTATTTCGCTTAAAATATCTTCAATTTCATCACTTACTCCGTCGTTTGGTTTCCCAGTGTTTTCAGGTATTTCCCAAATTTTCCCCTTTTTCACAGCTCCTGCAATTTTTCCTTCGGCGCATAAAGCCCTTACTTTTCTGTCAGAAATGCCCCACGTTTCGGCTGCTTGCTTCACTGTTATATACATAAATGCTTCACCTCTTTGCGTCTGCTGTTGTTGATATTTTTGTCAAAGTTTGGTATAATTTAGGCAATATATAGAAAATTTTAGAAAGGAGCGATTTTATGACCAAAGAAAAACAGAAACTTTGGGAAGATACCAAAACTGCTGTTTGGAAAGAACTTTCGGAAGCGTTGGTCAGGCTTGTTAAAATATCTTTGAACTGCTTGTGCGAAAAGTTTGAACAAGTATTACGCGGTTGGCTGTTTGCAGCAGCATAACATATCTTAACATATTACTCAAAATCCCGTATTGGACGGATACGGGATTACTTTCCATATATTGCCTAAATTATACCAAACTTTTGGGGATTGTCCCTAATGCGGTATCTTGTCAATTATTGAATCACAAATTATGCCTATTTCATTGGAATAATAATCCTCATTTTCAAGCCCTTCGTTTATAACTTCAAGACCATCGATTACCAATTTATCTGCAACTTTGTCTTCTATTTCGGCCCAATAGTCATCATCTTCAGACAAATTTTGGAAATCACAGTCTAAGCCTATAGAACGCATTAGTTTTATTTCTTTTTCTGTAAATATCTCTTTTTTCATTCCTCCA